ATACTGGCACTAAGCCGTGGTACTTTGGTCAAGCACAGGTATTGTTTTTCTTTGATATAACCTATGCGTATACAGATTTAAATAAAATTGACGGCAACGGCAATCCTTTTACTACTTTTCCCGCAGGTGATGCTCCAGGGGTAACAAAGTGGAATGTCTACTCTGTGTCATTCTCTACTCCTGCTGCATACGATTGTTTTGTTGCTTTTGGTCTGCCAAATAACAATAGGCCAGTTTATTATGCTTTTGTAAAGCCCTATTCTTTTGCAGGCGATACGTTTGTTTCAATATTAATATTTGTACCAGATACTATAGTAGCATCCATTTCTGATATTCCCAAAGCGTATATTTTTGTTGCAAATCCGGTTCCTACTGCTAATTTAAGTACTGGCTATGGCATGCATGTATTTAATGCATCCCAGCAGTGTACATATGATTCAAACAAAAAGCATTTTCAGCCCACAGATATACCCGTTATATTTGTAACCGATCCAACAAACTATGTATACTCCCAGCCCGGAGTTATTCCTCTTAATGATAATTTAGCAGTAACTTTTCCAACATCGGCAGCAGCTGTACTACCGCACGTTGAAGTTGTGCAAGTAGTAGTAAATGATAACACAGGTACGGTTAATGCTATAACATATCAAGCAATCCACAGGCGGGTTGGTAGCATACTTCGCACAGGGGTACCACGAGTTTATACCGGAGATGGGGGTACCAATTACACACAATCAGGCTTCTTTAATCGCGGAAGTGTTGGAGTACAGCCAATAGTAATTCTTGACGCAGCACCTTTAGATCAAGGATATACGCCGCCAGAGTTCCCCGCCTCCTATCAACTTAGTATTAGCAGAACTAATATTATTGAGGGATTTGCTGGAGCTCCAGAAATATTTCCAAATAGTACTGCTATAATAACACTTACAACCGCAGGGGTTCCAAATGGAACAGCAGTGCCCTATACTATTACAGGTATTTCTAGTGCTGATATTAACAACCAACCATTAACTGGTAATTTTATTGTTAGCGGAAATAGGGCCACCATTAGTATTACCGCAACTGCTGACGGTTTGTTAGAGGGTATAGAAACAGCAACACTTACCCTAAACAATGGCAAAGCTGCTATTGTGTTTACAATTAGTGATCTTCAGTCGTTTGCACTTAGTGTATCACGCGCTAATCCCGAAGAAGGTCAAAGTGTTCTTGTTTACCTAACAACACAAAGTGTACCAACTGGAACACAAGTACCTTATACTATAACTGGTATACAGCAAGCAGACTTAACTGTTGGAAGTTTAACGGGTAACTTTAACGTAGTTGCTGCAGGTGCAAACGGTTCGGCCTCATTTCAACTTACTTTTGCCAGAGATAGCATAAGTGAAACTGAAACCGCCGTTGTAACACTAGACGGACGAGGAGTTGCTGTTGCAATACCAATAACTGACTTGAGTTTTGGATATAATGAAGTGTTAAGTATAACGCCAGGCACTATTCAAAACAATCAAAATACTGTTATTCAAGTAACTGGTGGAATTCCAAATGATAGTTTTCAGTGGATAGTTTTACCAACAGGCACAAACCCAGTCGACAGCTTTAACAATCGTTGGGCTTCTCAGTATGAAAGTTTTGCATCATCACAAGTTCTATACTTAGACGAGGCAGGTAACTTTTACAATCAAGTAAGTGGTCCGGATTTTGGCGGCATAGGCAGCTGGACACTATGGATATTTACAAATACCACTAAAAATTTCCGTTCTGCTAACGTAACGGTTACTGCAGTACCTACTTTTTCACTAACAGCCAGCAATGGCACTAAAGGCCCACTTTACATAAACGAAGGTCAGATTGGTTACTTTTTGGTTACAACCACTAATTTACCAAACGGTAGTGTTGTTTACCCACTACTTGTAGGACCAAACACGGCTACATCAGCAGATATAATTAACAGTGCAGCAAACGGATTAGTTATTAATAATAACACAGGTTCTTTTACCATACAAATGGTAGCAGATAACACAACAGAATCTGACCCAGAATCGAATCCCAGCGGACAAGAGTTCTTTAACTTAGTTTTAGACTACCCACTTGGTACTCGTCGTGATACTTATGGGATGGTTTATATCAATGATACTTCGCTAACACCTGCAAGCTATAGTGTTAGCAGAAGTGCTGCCAGTGTTAACGAAGGTAGTTCAGTTACTTTTACTTTTACAACCAATCAGTCAGGAACTTTCTACTGGACATTAACCGGCATGGAAATTGCTGATATTTGGTATGTTGAGTACTGGCAAGATTATGGCGACGGTCCTTTTTGGGCAAATCAAGGCCAGATTAATTCAGGAACCATTTTTCCAAGTGGCCAAGTACGCGTAACTTTTACTAATGACCAAATAACTGAAGGTGCACAAACAGCTACATTTAGTGTGCGTTCTGGTAGTATTAGCGGTCCAGTGCTTGCTTCCAATTCCGTGGTTATTAACGATACTAGTTTATTTCCTGCTGCAGGAACAAACAGTGGTGGTGAATACTGCGTAGGATTTGATAGGTATCAAAACAAACACGATGGTAATGGTGGCACTTACGCCGTGTTAGTGCAGGCTAGAAGTCCTAGTTGTGGATTTAATACATGGAATGAGTCAGTGTCTTTTGTTAGTGATGCGTGGGGTGACTTTATTGTTCCAACTAGTGGCTACACAACTATTACAATTGGGCAAGGCGAACCTAACAGCACTTTTAGATTTGCAATTACCACAAACTCAGCAGCACAACCAACCACGTTTCCTGGAACAGCTACACTAGACGGCAGTGGGTATTTTTATAATTACCTTCAAGCTTATAATATTATAGGTACTACACCAGGAGCAACCGGTGATATGCGTTTATGGGTGCGATTTGACTATAACGGTAATGTACGAAGTGCCAGAGTTAATATTGTGCCAGATGCAGGAACATTAAGTGGCGGGCAATACTGTGTAGGAACTACACTGCGTCAAAACAGGCATGACGGTCGCGGCGGAACATACGCCGAAACTGTGCAAAACAACAGCCCTACCTGTGGGTTTGTGCAGCAGTACTATCCATTCATGAATCAAAGTACCTACTACAACTATAACTTTGACGGTGTACGAAATATTTGGTATATAAATGATGCCAAACCAAACTCAACCGTTAATTTTAGAATTGTAGCCGGTCCGGGCTATGTAGGTAATAATGTTAACATAACCACAGATGGTTCTGGATTTGGAAGTTTTGATATTGGTGCCGGACCTTATATTGTTGGTACCTATACCATTAACGCAACTTTTCCTGGCCAGGATGCAAGTTATCCAGCAAATCGACGCACACTCGTATTTAACTGGGTAGTATTAAATGCTTATGGTAATGACCCTGGTGGTGGTTAAACCACAGTTGTTTTTGTACTGACTATACCCTGCTCATTTTTATGGGCAGGGTATTTTTTTGCGTTGACAATTCCATGCCTTGATGATATAATATACCAAAATGTCTGTGGTTACTTAATTTTACGTTAAAATAGGAAATATCCTAAATCGCAATCAGTTAAATAAACTTAGTGGCTGTAGTAATTGTAGCCAGCATAAATAAGGAGAACTAACTTATGTTAGAATCTAATTTTGAGCAGAGCCTACAAGCTATCAGCCTAATTGCATTAGCAGTAATAGGTGTTTTTATAGGTGCGCAAAAAATCTTGAAAAATTGGCGTTCAACAGAAGCTGAAACTTCAATTATAACTCTTATGCACACAGAGTTGGAACGTATGAGTGAGCAGAATACTAAGCTTAGCGTAGAGCTAGGCAGGTTACATTCAGAAATAATTGCTTTAAATACTGAACTACAAAAATTAACTGTAGAAAATCAAAACCTACGTACTGAGGTATGTGCTCTTACGCAAGAGGTAAGTAATTTCAAGCAAGCCAGCGCACAGAAAGGCAAAGTGTATGCAACCAGCAAAAATTAATTATAAAATATATCAAGGCAGCACCTTTAAAGAAGTTTATCGTTGGGAATCGCAAACAAAAGTTTACGTACCAATTCAAAGCATCGCAAAAAGCGCACCTTGTGTAATAACTACCACAACCGCACACAACGTGCCAGTAGGCTGGAGATTTCAAGTTGTTGGTGCTGGTGGCATGAAAGAAATCAACTCCATTGGTGAAAACCACTATGTGTCAACTGGTACCAGCTATGTAGCACCAACTCTTATTGATACTGACGCCGCAGAAGATGCTTATCTTGGTACTGTTCAAGTATGGGAAGATGCTAGAGATCAAGATGCTCAAATGGTTGCACCTGTGTTAAGGCCTTGGCGTTCAATGACCCCAGAACAGACTCTTGCGTTTATACAGCAAAACGGCCAGCAAGTAGTGCCACCAGTGCCTAATCATTTTACACCTATGTTGACTACTTTAAGAAATGCTTACCTTGGCTGGCAAGCAGATCTTGCAGAAAATCAATCAAGAATTGCCGCTGCTCAGGCATCAGTAGCAAATAAGATTACAATAAATCAAGTAAACAGCTTGAATTTTACAACTTACACAAGCGGTGGTGTTGTTGAGTATGGCGAACCAGTTAACTTAGCCAACTACAGTGCTCGTATGCAAATTCGCGAAACTGTTGACAGCCCTACAATTATTTATGAAGCCACTTCGCAAAGTGGTCAAATTGTGTTAGATAATGTGTCAAAAACAATTACAATTACACTACTAGCTAACGCAACCAGCCAGTTTAATTTCACAACTGCTGTATACTCACTAGAACTATTTAATGGTAATAATGTGGTACCATTTTTAGTAGGTAACCTAACACTAGTACCAGAGGTTACAAGATGACAGATGTAATTGTAGTCGAGTCGAATAATAGTACAGTTGTACAACCGCAACAAGTAAATAACCTGGTTGTAGAAGACAAAAAGGCTACGGTTATTGTCACTGGCATGATGCCACCACCAACTGCAAGTTCTATTACTAATTCAGTTGATGTAGATTTGCAACAATTACAAGACGGTGGTGTATTGGTTTACAACAGTACAACACAAAGGTGGACAGCCACTAACCTACTAGACCGACAAATCATCGAGTCTGGTCAGTTTTAAAAGGAATACTCATGAGTTCTTTAGTAAGAATTAAACGCAGTGAGTTAAGCGGTAACCCAGCCGTATTAGGTGCTGGTGAATTAGCTTATAGTGCACTGCCTGACAATGGCTCAAATGGTGGAGATCGCTTATACATTGGTATGGGTGTAGAAACTGCAGGTAATGCAGTTAACCACGTTATTATCGGCGGTAAGCGTTACACTGACTTAGTTGACGCAGCCACAAATTTAAATACATTGGGCACAATTGTTCGTCGTGATTCAAACGGTGACTTTGTTGCACGTAATATCACAGCAGACTTAATTGGTAATGCAGCAACTGCTACTAAGTGGCTAAATGCACGTACCCTAAGCTTAACCGGTGACGCAACCGCATCACTAACTGGCGTAGATGGGTCACAAAACGTAAACGCAGCAGTTACACTAGCTAACACAGCAGTAACACCAGGCAGCTACGGTTCAGCAACAAGTATTCCTACTTTTACAGTTGACTCAAAAGGCCGTTTAACAGCAGCTGGCACAGTTAGTGTTGCTACCAACTTGTCAATTGCAGGTACTACCGGAACCGACACAGTTAGCTTGTTAACAGACACACTAACTATTGCTGGTGGCGTGGGTGTTACCACTGCGGTTACTGACAACACTGTTACCATTAACCTTGGTCAAGCAGTTAACCCAACATCAAATGTTGTGTTCAATGACGCTACCATTAACGGTACGCTGTATTCAAACGACATTACTGCTGCCAACATTAACATTGACGGCAACGCATCGATTACTGGTAACTTAACTGTTTTAGGTACAACAACCACAGTAAACTCTACAGTTGTAGAAATTGGCGACTCTAACATTGTGCTAGCAAAAGACGCTGCAAATGCTGTTGCTGCTGACGGTGCAGGTTTAACGGTTAACGGTCCTGCAGTTCCTGCTACTATTACATATTCTGCTGGCGACAACCGCTGGAATATGAACAAAGATCTAACAGTTGCTAATGTATATGCCGAATTAGTTGGTAATGCAGCAACAGCAACCAAGTGGAAAACTGCTCGTAACCTATCGCTAACAGGCGATGCAACAGCTACCTTGAGTGCAGTTGACGGTTCAGCAGCTGTGTCAGCAGCACTAACGCTGGCCACAGTAAACGCCACAGTGGGAACTTTTGGTGATGAAGTAACTGTACCAACACTAACAGTTAACGCCAAAGGTTTAGTAACAAACATCCTGCAAACTGTAATCCCAACAGCCACAAACCTAATCAAAGGTTTAGCACGTTTTGATGCAACACAGTTTACAGTTACAAGTGGTCTTGCACGTATTGTTCAAGTTGACGGCGGCACTTACTAAGGCACACAATGACTACGGTAATTAAATTTAAACGTAGCTCAGTACCTGGAAAGATTCCGCAGCCAGAAGACTTAGAATTTGGCGAAATAGCAATAAACGACTTTGATGGTACCATGTATTATAAAAAATCCAATGGTACCATCAGCAGTTTTAGTGCAGGCGGTGGACAAGACGCGTTAATTGAGCAAATAGCAAACGAAAAAGCTATTATTA